ATCTCTCTCCAGAATCTATGGAAGATGTTCGTAGTTGGGATATTGGTGAAGCTGACGATTTCACAAGGCGTGAAATCTTCGTAAGTCAAGACTATGGTTTGACCAAAGTTTTTGGCGTAAACCTTCACGACATCGATGAACTCGGTGTTGGTCAAGCTTACAATGACTACTATGAAAATGTTCTTAGCGGAACTTTTTCTGACGGCAAATTGGAAATTGCTGTTGGTCTTGATCTTGAAAAATCAGATAGCTTTGTTATGCCTGTTCGTCAGGATATCGAAGTATTTGAAGACCCAACTTTCCATCGTCAGCGTAGAATGGGCATGTATGGTTTCGGAGAACACGGCTTCGCTGTTCTTGATAACCGTAGGGTGCTAATTGGTCAACTCTAAGACCATGTTTTTTAAAAAAAATAGCGACTCCAGTATTTACTGGGGTCGTTTTTTTTAATACAATAGCACAGGATAAAATCTTAAGGAGAGTGCTATGAGTAAAGAACCTAATATTTTTGAAAAAGCTGCCAATTTTGCAAAGGCTGCTGTTAAGCATGTTGCTTCTGGTATGCCAAAAGTTTCAGACGAGCAATTAAAAATTAGGCTTGATGTTTGTGACACATGTCCAGAAGTTAATAAAGATAGCCCAAATTGGACATGCACAAAGTGTGGGTGCAACTTGAAGATAAAAGCTAGTTGGGCTACTCAAGATTGCCCCATTAAAAAGTGGCCAGCCATTACTTAAAAGATGGTGTATTTATCTTTGGAGAAAATAAAATATGCATTTCCAAAGAAACATAACAAGAATACAAGATCAAGACGACTTTTCTGGAGTACCAGCCTCTGGACAAGCCGTTTTTTTTGATGGTGAAAATTTTATCACATCAGATCTTCTTGGATCGCAAGGTCAACAGGGTTTTCAAGGTTCCCAAGGCTTACAAGGAATGATTGGTGTTCAAGGACATCAAGGACAAATGGGTGAACAAGGTCTACAAGGAGATCAAGGTGACCAAGGTAATCAAGGGTCTATTGGTGTTGGGCTTACTTTTCGTGGAGCCTATAACCCTAGTTCACAATATTATGTAAATGATGTGGTTACATATGGTGGTTCGTCTTGGATTTGCATATCAACTATTGACGGAGTTACCCCTGCGGAAAATAGTTGGTGGACAATTTTTGCTGAAAAAGGAACAAATGGATCACAAGGATCACAAGGATTTCAAGGAAGGCAAGGGTTACAAGGTTTACAAGGAAACCAAGGTTTTCAAGGAAGACAAGGGTTTCAAGGTCATCAGGGAGATCAAGGTTGGCAAGGCCATCAAGGCTTTCAAGGAAGACAAGGTTTTCAAGGCCATCAGGGAGAACAGGGTGATCAAGGTCATCAAGGGTTTCAAGGAAGACAAGGTTTTCAAGGTGAACAGGGCAATCAAGGATCACAGGGAGATCAAGGCGATCAAGGATTGCAAGGTGAACAAGGCTTACAAGGCTTACAAGGCTTACAAGGCTTACAAGGACACCAAGGCGAACAAGGTTTTCAAGGGGAACAAGGAAATCAAGGTGAACAGGGTTATCAAGGCAATCAGGGTGACCAAGGATCACAGGGTGATCAGGGTTTTCAAGGTACAACACCTTTAATTTGCACTACGCAAAACACAGGCGAATATTATTTTCAAACAGTTGGTGAAAATTATTATCAAAGTCCTATAGCAACAGGTTTATCATTTGGTGCTGGACAAACACTGTCTGTATACGCACCAACTGATAATGTTATACAGTACATGCGAATAACTTCCTATAATCCCACAACAGGGAATATAGTTGCAGTTGTTACGCATTCTTCAAGTCCTGGATTTAAAACATACGACACTCTTTCAATTTGTCTTGCAGGAAAAGTTGGTGAGCAAGGTAATCAAGGTTACCAAGGACAACAAGGAAACCAAGGACATCAAGGGTTTCAAGGAGAACAAGGTTTTCAAGGAAATCAGGGTGATCAAGGTTTACAAGGTCACCAAGGTTTTCAAGGTGACCAAGGCTTACAAGGCAATCAAGGATTTCAAGGAGAACAGGGCTTTCAAGGTAATCAGGGAGAACAAGGTTTCCAAGGCGAACAAGGTAATCAGGGAGATCAAGGAGATCAAGGTTCACAAGGATTTCAAGGAGAACAGGGTGATCAGGGTGATCAGGGTTTTCAAGGTGAACAAGGTTTACAAGGAGATCAAGGATCACAGGGAAATCAAGGCGACCAAGGATCGCAGGGCGACCAAGGATTGCAGGGTGAACAAGGATTTCAAGGAAATCAAGGCGACCAAGGATTTCAAGGAGAACAAGGTCAACAAGGCTCACAAGGAAATCAGGGTGATCAAGGAGATCAAGGCGACCAAGGTTTTCAAGGAGAACAAGGTGAACAGGGAAATCAAGGAGATCAAGGTAATCAAGGAGAACAGGGTAATCAAGGATCACAAGGGGAACAAGGTTATCAAGGTTGGCAAGGCGAACAAGGCTCGCAAGGAAATCAGGGAGATCAAGGCGAGCGTGGAATTGCTGCATTGTCTTGGACATACAAGGTAAATACAACAACTCTTACAGATCTTGATCCTACTAATGACTATATAAGTTTTAATGCTGATCCTTTTACTTCGGCTACTCAGGTTAAAGTAGATGATAATCCATACGGAATAAATACTACCCTACATGATTTATTTTTAAGTATTCAGAGTGGTTATTTAACTTTAACCCATCAAGCCAATCCTTCAACATATGTTACTTATCAAATAACTTCTTGCGTAGATGGTACTGCAACAAATGATACTGTAGATGGAAGTTATGTAATATTTAATGTGACACTAGTTAGTACATACGGAGTAATAAATAACGAAGATTTTGTTACTCTGTCTATTGGTCTTGTTGGTTCGCAAGGCTATCAGGGTTTTCAAGGGAACCAAGGCTCACAAGGTTATCAAGGATCACAGGGTAATCAAGGATCACAAGGATCACAAGGAAATCAAGGTGACCAAGGTGACCAAGGTGATCAAGGAGAACAGGGTTCGCAAGGCGATCAAGGTTCACAAGGAAATCAGGGAGATCAAGGTGGCCAAGGAGAACAAGGTTTTCAAGGTGATCAAGGTGAACAGGGTTTCCAAGGTGATCAAGGATCACAAGGAAATCAGGGATTACAAGGTGAACAAGGCAATCAAGGCAATCAAGGCTTTCAAGGTGAACAAGGGTTTCAAGGAAATCAAGGTTATCAAGGTTGGCAGGGTGAACAAGGTTCTCAAGGTAATCAAGGATCAGATGCATTATGGAATTTCACAGGTGCTTACAGTGGCGGTGCATCGTATGCTATAGGTGATATAGCAACTTATTTAGGGCAAACTTGGTATCGCATTCATTCTAATGGTGGCAATCTTGGGGATACGCCCTCAGAAGGAACTTTTTGGACATTGATTGCTCAGAAAGGTGACCAAGGTCAACAAGGTTTACAAGGCAATCAGGGTGACCAAGGTTTCCAAGGAGATCAGGGTTTCCAAGGCAATCAAGGTGATCAAGGATTCCAAGGTGAACAGGGATTACAAGGCGATCAGGGCTATCAAGGGTTTCAAGGAGAACAAGGTTTTCAAGGTGAACAAGGTAATCAGGGAGATCAAGGATTACAAGGTTTTCAAGGCGAACAAGGCAACCAAGGATTTCAAGGTTTACAAGGATCACAGGGCGATCAAGGATTTCAAGGTGAACAAGGTTTCCAAGGTAATCAGGGCCATCAAGGTTTTCAAGGAGAACAGGGAGAACAAGGGATTCAAGGCCATCAAGGATTCCAAGGTTATCAAGGTGAACAAGGTATTCAAGGAGATCAGGGTTATCAAGGTTTTCAAGGAGAACAAGGGTTTCAAGGTGAACAAGGATTTCAAGGTGAACAAGGTAATCAAGGCGATCAAGGATTCCAAGGAAATCAAGGAGATCAGGGATCACAGGGTGACCAAGGTTATCAGGGTTATCAAGGCGAGCAAGGCTATCAAGGGGATCAAGGCTACCAAGGTGTTCAAGGACCAAAGAACACGGAAAACGCTCACACATCTGCTCGTTTAGCAACAACTACCGCCCTTAATAATTCCCCAACTTACACTGCTGGAAGTGCAGATGCATCTAATGGTACTGGCGTTGGTGCTTATATTCAAGCCACTACAAATGGGGCTTTGTCTGTTGATAGTGTTGCTGTAGCTGTTGGTGATAGAATATTAGTTAAAAATCAATCTGATGCAAGACAGAATGGTATTTATACAGTTGATGCCACTGGTGGACCATCTGCTTTATACAAACTCATCAGAGCAACAGACTTTGATAATCATATCGCTGCTCAAGTTGAGTATGGCGATTATCTATTTATAGTAGCTGGAACAGTAAATAATAATACTTCTTCTTTGCAAAATAGTGTTGGTTCTAATGTAGATGGAAGTATTCGTATTGGAACTGATGATATAACCTTTACACAAGTTGGTGGTATTGGACCACAGGGTTATCAGGGCGTTACTGGTGCTGGTGGTGCTTTAGGTTATTACGGATCTTTCTATTCTGATTTAACTCAGACTGCTGCTTCAACAGCTACAGCTTATGCGATGACATTTAACAATACGCCAGATGCTAATGGCGTTTCTATACAATCAAACTCTCAGATTAAAGTTGCTCATCCTGGAACTTATGATCTACAGTTTTCTGCTCAATTATATTATTCTGGCGGTGGTGGTAATGGACAAACTGTACAGATTTGGTTTAAATTAAATGGCGTAGATGTTGCTGATTCTGCCACAAAAGTAAATGTTACTTCAAATAACCCATTTAATGTTGCTGCTTGGGATTATCTTTTTACTACCACATCTGCTAATGAATATATAGAAATAATGTGGAGTACTGATAATACTAATATTCAACTTTTAAGGAACACATCTACATCTCCAGCACCAGCTATACCATCAGTAATTGCAACTGTAATGCAAGTGATGTATACACAAGTTGGTCCACAAGGTAATCAGGGGTTGCAGGGATTGCAGGGGTCACAAGGTAATCAAGGTTTACAAGGTCATCAAGGTTTACAAGGTCTTAAGGGCGATCAAGGATATCAAGGTAATCAAGGATTACAAGGTCACCAAGGCATTCAAGGTCATCAGGGCGTTCAAGGATATCAAGGTTATCAAGGGATTTTAGGCGAACAAGGATTTCAAGGTCATCAAGGAAATCAAGGTATACAAGGTCATCAGGGCGAACAGGGTTTCCAAGGTCATCAAGGAGAACAGGGCGAACAAGGATTTCAAGGAGAACAGGGTTTTCAAGGAAATCAAGGTGATCAAGGTGATCAAGGATTTCAAGGGGAACAAGGTCAACAAGGCCATCAAGGCAATCAGGGTGACCAAGGATTTCAAGGGAATCAAGGAGATCAAGGTTTTCAAGGTGAGCAAGGATTCCAAGGAAATCAAGGAGAACAGGGATTTCAAGGTTTTCAAGGAGATCAGGGAAATCAAGGTTCGCAGGGTGAACAAGGTTCACAGGGTGATCAAGGATTCCAAGGAGAACATGGAAATCAAGGTGATCAGGGATCACAAGGTGATCAGGGATTACAAGGCGATCAAGGCAATTATGGAAATCAAGGCGACCAAGGATATCAGGGAGCAACTGGTAGCTTTGGTGGTGTAACAGTTGAATATAAAATAGACACAAATAATTATTTTATCAATGATCCAGGCGACAACTACATAAGATTTAACAATGCTTCTCTTGCATCAGCTACGCATGTTATAATTGATGATAATCCAAATAATGCAAACATAGATCTTTCTCTATTCTTAGCCACAATCTCTGCTTCAACAAGCACTATGAAAGGTCATTTCAAATTATCTAAGAAAAATGACTCTACAGTATTTGCACTTTACACTATAAGCAATTCCTCAGAACAAGAGCCTAGCTTCTTTGATGTTACAATTTCTTATTTATCTGGAAGTGGCTCGTTTTCTAATGATGATGAAGTATTGCTCACCTTTGCAAGAACTGGTGATAAGGGTGATACTGGCTATCAGGGATATCAAGGGTATCAGGGAGAACAGGGGCAACAGGGTTATCAAGGCATAAATAGGGGTGTCTATACTGCAAGTCCAACTGCTCCATTATCGCCAACTGCTGGCGATCTTTGGATAGATACATCAACTGGTATTTTTTACATATATGTTGTAGATACAGATAGTTCACAGTGGGTTCAATTTGTAGGTGCAAAAGGCGAACAAGGATTTCAAGGTGCTGGTTTCCAAGGAAGTCAAGGAACTCAAGGCACACAAGGCGTACAAGGAAATCAAGGAGAACAAGGTTTTCAAGGTGCTGGTTTTCAAGGTTTTCAAGGAGAACAGGGCGAACAAGGGTTGCAAGGTTTTCAAGGAGAACAGGGAGATCAGGGTGGCATAGGATCGCAGGGAGATCAAGGTTATCAGGGTGAACAAGGATACCAAGGACAACAAGGATTTCAAGGAAATCAGGGCTATCAGGGAGAACAAGGAAATCAAGGTTATCAAGGATACCAAGGCTATCAGGGAGATGTGCCTTATACTTATACTGGCACATGGTCTGCTTTAACTACCTATGTTTTAAATGATGCTGCTACTTATCAAGGATCATTGTATCAATTGACCAATGTTGGAAGTTGGTCTTTGGGAGCGACACCTCCAAACAACGGATGGACTTTATTGGTTCAAAAGGGTAATCAAGGAGATCAAGGAAATCAAGGAGAACAAGGTTTTCAAGGAAATCAAGGTTTCCAAGGATACCAAGGAGAACAAGGATACCAAGGTGAACAAGGGAACCAAGGCGAACAAGGAAATCAAGGTTATCAAGGATACCAAGGAGATTTGGGTCTTCAAGGATCTCAAGGGGTTCAAGGAGATCAGGGAGAACAAGGTTATCAAGGCGATCAGGGCTATCAAGGAGAAATTGGCTATCAAGGCGATCAAGGTTATCAAGGAGATCAAGGGGATCAAGGATATCAAGGCGATCAAGGTTATCAAGGTTTTCAAGGCGAACAAGGTAATCAAGGACTGCAAGGTGATCAAGGATTTCAAGGAAATCAAGGAGAACAAGGAGAACAAGGCGAACAAGGTAATCAAGGAGAACAAGGTTATCAAGGAATTAGAGGGTATCAAGGATTTCAAGGAGATCAAGGAAATCAAGGTGATCAAGGAGAACAAGGCGATCAAGGTTTTCAAGGAAACCAAGGTTTTCAAGGAAATCAAGGATACCAAGGAGAGCAAGGTGATCAAGGAAATCAAGGCTATCAAGGCTATCAAGGCTATCAAGGAACATCTGGTTCTGGCGTAACCATTCAAGGTTCAGAAACATGGGAAAACATATTTAACAATGAAACTGCTGGTGCATCTTTAGGTGATATGTGGATTGTCACAAATGTAAATCAAGGAACAGCTACTCAGGCATGTCCTAATCCAACTGGTGGCACAGCATCTATAGGCGATGGTTTGATTTATACTGGTTCATCTCCAGTATATTGGCAGAATGTGAGTCTTGTAAGAGGACCACAAGGATTTCAAGGTATTTTAGGAAGTCAAGGAAGTCAAGGAAGTCAAGGAGTTCAAGGATCTATTGGATCTCAAGGTAACCAAGGAAATCAAGGTATTCAAGGTTCTGTTGGACCTCAAGGAAACCAAGGCAATCAAGGAAGACAGGGTATAACTGGATCTCAAGGTTTTCAAGGAAATCAAGGTAATCAAGGATTTCAAGGAACTGTTGGAACGATAGGATCTCAAGGAAATCAAGGCTTACAAGGTGATCAAGGTTTTCAAGGCAGACAAGGATTTCAAGGAATACTTGGTAATCAAGGCTACCAAGGTAATCAGGGTTTATCTGGTGGTACTGGATCACAGGGATCGGCTGGAAATAATGGAAATCAAGGTTTTCAAGGCAATCAAGGCAATCAAGGAAACCAAGGTTTTCAATCTAGTGGTTCTGTGACTTCTGTATCATTATCTGCACCAGCCATATTCAATGTTTCTGGATCGCCAGTTATAAATGCTGGAACTTTCACAGTTACATTTGTAAATCAATCTGGAAATACTGTACTTGCTTCCCCAAATGGTTCTACTGGTGTTCCATCTTTTAGATCTTTAGTTCCTGCCGATATACCTACGCTTAATCAAAATACTACTGGTGTAGCTACAACAGCAATAAATATTTCTGGTGGTTCTATAGGTGGTATTCCATATCAATCTGGAACAAGTTCAACAGCAATTTTAGCAGCAGGAACTAGTGATCAAGTTTTAAAATCAAATGGTTCATCTGCTCCATCTTGGATAAATCAAAGTTCAATTACTGCTGGTGGTCTATCGACTACTCTTGCTGTTGGTTCTGGTGGAACTGGGCTTACTTCTGCTGGAACAAGTGGGAATGTTCTTACAAGCAATGGCTCTACTTGGACTAGCTCGCCAGCAGTTAGCTCGAATCCAACAGGATCAATAATTGCTTTTGCTGGTACTACTGCTCCTGCTGGATGGTTATTATGTGATGGTACAAATACTTATTCTAGAACTACTTATGCTGCATTATTTACTGTAATTGGAACAACATATAGTGCAGGAAATGGTAGCACATTTGGAGTACCAGACTTAAGAGGCAGAACAATAATTGGTGTTGGAACTGGTGTTGGTCTTACGAATAGGGGATTGGCTGTTAAAATAGGTACAGAAACAGTCACTTTAAATTCATCTCAAATACCAGCACATACTCATCCTAATGCTGTATATGGTGGTAGCACTGGTGGTATGTCTGCTAATCAAGTGCATTCACACTCTGCGGTTTGGGTTGCTGGAGGTGGTCAAATAGGAAGAGGTGCTTATGGATTTGCTAATCTTGGTGGTGGTTATCAAGGAAGACTTATAGTGTCTGGTGGTTCAGAGTATGGACAATACTGTACGGTTGGAGATAGTCCTAGCATTGATCATACCCATACATTTACGCCATATATAAGCAATGCCAACAATACTGGTGGTGGTTATTCGCATGATAACATGCAACCAAGCATAGCATTAAACTACATAATAAAAACTTAGGATATATGCAATATGCCAATAAATTTTCCTATTAATCCCGATAATAATGACACTTATACATTCGATGGTAAGACATGGGTTTACAACGATACTGGTTGGGTTGGACTAGGTGTTGCTGGACCACAAGGATTGCAAGGATTGCAGGGTAATCAAGGTGATCAAGGTTTTCAAGGAATTGTTGGGGAACAAGGATTTCAAGGAAATCAAGGTGATCAAGGATTTCAAGGTGAACAAGGACAACAGGGCGATCAGGGCAATCAAGGTTTTCAAGGAGAAATAGGTTTAACTGGTTTTCAAGGTTTTCAAGGATATCAAGGAAGTCAAGGGGATCAAGGCGATCAAGGCGATCAAGGTGATCAAGGGTCGCAAGGTAACCAAGGAGAACAAGGAGATCAAGGATCGCAGGGTAATCAAGGATTTTATGGAGATCAAGGCAATCAGGGCGACCAAGGATATCAAGGCAATCAAGGCAATCAAGGTTATCAGGGAAGTCAAGGAGATCAAGGAAATCAAGGAAACCAAGGAGATCAAGGAGATGTAGGTTCACAAGGATTTCAAGGCAATCAAGGAGTTGTTGGAGCAACAGGAAATCAAGGCGATCAAGGTTTATCTGGAAGTACTGGAAATCAAGGCAGACAAGGTTTTCAAGGATCAATAGGGAATCAAGGATTTCAAGGCAGACAGGGTTTTCAAGGTTTAACAGGCAATCAAGGCAATCAAGGTTCTCAAGGTAGACAAGGTTTTCAAGGTTTAACTGGAACTGGAAATCAAGGCTTTCAAGGCTTTCAAGGATCTCAAGGATATCAAGGATCTCAAGGATCTCAAGGATATCAAGGCTTTAGGGGCTATCAAGGTTATCAAGGCAATCAAGGTAATCAAGGATTTCAAGGAGAACAAGGAGTTCAAGGATCTCAAGGATCTCAAGGATTTCAAGGTTTTCAAGGAAGACAAGGTTTTCAAGGAATTGTTGGCAATCAAGGCTTTCAAGGAGAACAAGGATATCAAGGAAGACAAGGTTTCCAAGGAAATCAGGGGTTACAAGGCATTATTGGAAATCAAGGTAACCAAGGTTTTCAAGGAAGACAAGGTTTTCAAGGTGTAACTGGAACAGGAAACCAAGGAAATCAAGGAGAACAAGGTTCACAAGGCGAACAAGGAAATCAAGGTAATTATGGTAATCAGGGTGATCAAGGAAATCAAGGTGATCAAGGAAATTATGGATGGCAAGGTGAACAAGGATTACAAGGAAATCAAGGTGATCAAGGCAACTATGGATGGCAGGGTTATCAAGGAAATCAAGGCGATCAAGGTATGTATGGCTGGCAAGGATGGCAAGGGTCACAAGGTGATCAAGGTATGTATGGCTGGCAAGGTTATCAGGGATACCAAGGAGAACAGGGCGACCAAGGTCATCAGGGCAATCAAGGTTGGCAGGGTGAACAGGGCGATCAAGGGCATCAAGGTTGGCAAGGTCATCAGGGAGATCAGGGATGGCAGGGAGATCAAGGTTACCAAGGCTCGCAAGGTGATCAAGGTCAAGGGAATCAAGGAGATCAAGGTTCTCAAGGAAACCAAGGACTACAAGGTTTAACTGGCCCAGTTGCTGGATCAGCAAATCAGGTTGTCTACAAAGACGGAAGCAATGCTGCTGCTGGATCTTCAAGCTTTACTTTTAATGGCACAACAGTAACTACTCCAGTGCTTGCTATAAGTCCTACTGTTGGCACAGGAACACAGCCTTCTTCAGTTACAGTTACTGCTCCTAATCATACTGCTTTGACAGCAGCTACAGAATATAGCGATGTTTTTCTAAATCTTAATAGAACCGTTCAATTTTCCGCTGGTTTTTTAAGTTCTCAAAGAGCAATAAAAATATCTGCCCCAACTTATAGTGCGGTAAGTGCGAGTACATTTACAAATGCTGCAACAATACAGATTGATTCTGCTCCTATTGCTGGAACTAATCTAACTTTAACTAACGCCTATGCACTTCGTGTTCTAACAGGAACCGATGCTGGCGTTGGTATAGTTATACGAGGCTCTTCTTCTCAGTCAGGAGATCTATTCAGAATACAAAACTTTGGTGAAACTAAGCTACTTTATGTTGATAGTAACTACTCACTATATTTAGCAAGGTCTTTAAATCTAACTCCTTTTAATACTTCTGCTGGCAATACAAGCGAATTAAGGTTCTATGAACTAGCAGCTAATGGAACAAACTATGTAGGATTTAAAGCTGGAGATAATATAGCAAGTAATGTAATATGGACTTTGCCAACTACAGATGGTGCTAATGGTGGAGTAATAATTACTAGTGGTGCTGGCGTATTGTCTTGGTCAACCGCCCCATCAGCAGCAAGCAATGTTTTCTTAGCTAACAACTTTGGAGGTTTATAATGCCAGTCACATCAACGCCTATCTTTGCTCAAGCACCATACTTTGTTGCAAAAACTCTTGCAGCACAAACAGCTTGTACCACTAGAGGCCCAACAGCAACTGCTAGTCTTGCAGCAGCAAATATTGTAGAGGTTGTACCAACTTCTACTAATGGATTAAGAATTGATTCAATTCAAGTTAATGCTTGCTCCACCTCTTTTACTTCTGCGACTGCTGGCAATATCGTAGGCATATGGGTATGGGATGGAACTACAGCTTATTTGTTTACAGAAATACTTGTGACTGCTGTAACTCCATCCACTACTGTAGCTGGATTTACAACTACTTTGACTTTTGCCAACCCTCTTGTTTTACCATCTACATTTAAGCTTTTTGCCTCTGTTAGTGTTACTACTACTGCTAGTACTACCGCATTGCAAGTTTGTGTAATGGGGGGAAGCTATTAATGGCTGGAGCGTTTAACTATGGCATGATACCAAGTAATTCGCCAAAGGGTTCTGCGTTTCAAGCAGTTCAAGACACTTTTATATCATCTGGTATCATTCAAATGTTTGCTGGTTCTACTGCTCCAAATGGCTGGCTAATATGTGACGGAAGTACTGTTAGTAGAAGGACTTATGACGACTTATTTAAAGTAATAGGAACTACATATGGGGCTGGTAATTCTAATACTACATTTACATTACCAGATATGAGAGGGCGATTACCTATCGGTGCTGGAACAGGCACATCGCTTACCACTAGAACTTTAGGGGCGAATTTGGGTGCAGAGACAGTAACATTAGCACAAACAAATCTTCCACCACATACCCATACCGCTACAGTTGGAACACAAAGTGCTAATCATACTCACACAGGAACAAGCGGTGATCAAAGCGTAAATCATACACATAGTTATAACAAACCTATAGGAACTACTGGTTCACAAGTTGGGATTATAGATTCGCTTACTGCTAGTAGTTCGGGAACACCACAAACAGGTGGGAATTCTGTTGGTCACACTCATTCAACCACATTTGGAACTCAAAGTGCTACACATACACATAGTGTTACTAATTCAAACACAGGTAGTGGAACACCATTTGGTATTATGCCACCATCAATAGCCGTTAATTTTATTATTAAAATATAGGTGAAAAATTGGCTGGATCTTTTTCTTATAATTCGATGCCTACTAACTCTCCAAAGGGAAGTTCATTTGAGCCTATAAAAACACCAATCATACCGACTGGTATAATAGAAATGTTTGCTGGTTCTGTTGCTCCAATCGGATGGTTAATTTGTGATGGAAGTATTGTTAGTAGGGTAGCTTTTAGTGATTTGTTTAAAGTCATAGGCACTACTTATGGCGTTGGTAATTCTAATAGCACATTTACTTTACCAGACATGAGAGGAAGACTACCTATTGGTGTTGGTTCTGGTTCTAGTTTAACCACAAGGACATTAGCAGCAACTTTTGGTGCAGAAACAGCTACATTGGCCGAAACTAACTTGCCTTCTCACACACATGCAACTACGGTTGGAACAGAAAGTGTTACGCATACACACACAGGAACAAGTGGTGGTGAAAGTGCAAATCATGTACACAACTTTAGTCATACTGCGGGTACATCTGGCTCTTACGGATTAATGGACTCAGGAACAGCTAGTAGTTCTGGTCAACCTAGTACTGGTGGCATTCAGCAAAATCATACTCATGCTACTACAACAGGAACAGAAAGTGCTAATCACACACACTCAGTAACAAACTCAAATACTGGAAGTGGAACAGCTTTTGGAATTATGCCTCCGTCAATAGTTGTTAATTTCATTATTAAAATATAGGTGAGCAATTGGCTGGATCTTTTTCTTACAGCATGATACCAACCAACTCCCCAAAAGGAAGTTCGTTTCAAGGCTTGCAATCATCTTTTACTCCTATTGGTGTTATAAGATTTTTTGCTGGATCTGTAGTTCCTAACGGATGGCTTTTATGCAATGGAAGTGCTATTAGCAGAAAGACTTATGGCGATTTATTTAAAGTAATTGGAACTACTTATGGTTCTGGAAATTCTAACGATACTTTTACTTTGCCTGATATGAGAGGTAGAATTCCAATTTGTGCAGGAACAGGAACTTCTTTAACTACTAGAACTTTGGGTTCAAATGTAGGAGCAGAAACAGTTACTTTATCTGAAGCTAACATGGCTTCTCATACTCATGCTACAACAGTAGGAACACAAACTGCAAATCATACACACTCAGGAACAAGTGGTACAGTATCTGTTGACCACACGCATGGTTGGGGAAGAAATGTTGGTTCATCTGGATCATATGGTTTAAGGGATGGTGCTAACAGAAGTGCTAACGGAACTCCTAATACGCAAGGTGCTCATCAAGGTCATATTCATGGTACTACTACTGGTGTTGAAAGTTCCAATCATAATCATACAGTTACTAATTCTAGTACTGGAGGTGGAACTGCATTCGGGATTATTCCACCAGCGATAGTTGTTAATTTCATCATAAAAGCATAGGAGCAAAAATGTTAAGCTTAAGTATCATACTGACAAATAGGATAGATAACTCTGGAATAGCAACAGAGGACATATACAACATTAATCTAATTAAAACAAATTCAGATGGTGTTTCAAGAAATATAACCATGCCAGTTTTACTTGACTCAGAAATTGGCAAATTTATAACTAAACTATCTGATCAAACATGGGATTATATAGCTGCTGCACCTCCAGATGCTCTATCTCAAGCAAAGGCATGGTCATTCCAAAATATAGATAATGAATGGGCAGCTTTAGAAAAAGTTGGTTGGGATTCTGGTCGTGGCTATCGTTTAGGCATTTCTCCCTCTGATGTTGCACTTCTTGTGGGCGTGTTTTCTCTTGCAAAAGAGGCAGCAGCATTGGGCCTAGAACTTCCACACCTAATTAGCATGGATAATACACCTGTTATTTTCTCGTCTATAGAAGAAATGACTGGTGTTCTACTAGAATATGGACAAGCTCGCTCAGTTTTAGCTGGTATATATGCAGAAAAAAGAAAGGTGGTAGAGAATGCCACAGAAGTTGGTGTCACAGGTGTAATTTAATGTAGGCACAACTACATTATTTGGGGGTTAGAACAATGGATGAAAAAGAAATTGTCCTATTAGTTGAACGATTGGGTGTTTCTTGTAGTTTCTTAATATTCTTTGTTTGGACAACCTATAAAGCAGCAAATTGGTTAGGCGAAAAGATTATCCTCCCTTTGCATGATAGACACATTAAATTTATAGATAGATTAGAAAATGGACTAGAAAGTGTGGTTAAAAGCCAAGAAAATACTATGGGCATACTTAATCAGATATTGTTGAACACTAGAGAGCTACATGAACTTAAAAGGAATAAAAAGGAAACAACTAATGCAGAATGAAATTATTTACACAAATGACACTATTGTTGCTGTTGAATATACTGTATTAAATAGCAACGAGTGTACTTACATATACACAAATGGGTTTGTACAAAATGAATTTCTTTCAATCTAAAAACAATAACCCAATTCTTAAGGGTTAAAAATGCCTAATTGTATTGATCCACTAAGTTTGGGCATTAATCCATCTTATGAAGGTGAGATTTTTCTTTTTGGTGATTGTTCTTATACGGCAATAGAAAAAGATGGAAGTTTAAATTGGGAAACAAATGAAGAATTAAAGGTTTATGGAGATTTTAGTACATGCACATCATCTTCTTGTAGTTGGACCTGGAATTTGGGCTACGGAGAACCAGGCTACTTTACATCATGGAGAAAGACATCTTCGTGCCCACAAGATGGCACATGTCTTTGTTCATATGAAGGATTTCCTAGTTTTAACGGAACGGAAAATCAAGTCGTATCTTATCCTTGTATATACCCAACTACAACTCAAGAACCAACAACTAGTACTTCTTCTACCACTAGTACTTCTTCTACCACTGGTACTTCTTCTACCACTGGTACTTCTTCTACCACTGGTACTTCTTCTACCACTGGAACACCACTTACATCAGAACCTCCAGATCCAACCACACCACAACCCACTACTACTAATACCACTACTACAACTACAACTACTTCAAATCCTTGTGCTCCTGGAGAATGGAATTGTTCTGGATATTGTAGACCTAAAGATCGATATAATTGTAGCGGGTGTGGAGATGCATGTTTAGAAGCACCTTTTGAAGATTGTTGTCCTAATCTTACTGGTGGTGGATTATCATGCACAGATTTGCTTTCTAACAATAATAATTGTGGTGGTTGTGGAATAATTTGTGCAGAAGGGGAAGTTTGTTGTTATGGAAATTGTATTACATTAGGAACAAATGAAAACTGTGCATCTTGTGGCGATTCAGTGCCAGAAGGTACGGTCTGTTGCGATCTTAATAATGATGGTATTTATGGATCAATTTCTCTTGACTATTGGAATCTAGGAAACCCTGGATCGTCTGATGATAATAATTGTGGATCATGTGGGAATGTGTGTGTTGCACCATATAGATGTAAAGACGGTGTGTGTACTGAAACAACAACATGTTTTGGTGGTTGTACTTGGGAATGGTTGGGGCCAGGAGGCTATTGGTATCAACTTAGTGATTGTAACCCATCATGTATTTGTGATTCTCCTACTGATGATGGAACTGAGTTTTATGAGTTTTTTGAATCTCCTTGTTATTCTTTTGTAACAACGACTTCAGAACCAACTACAACGACTTCAGCACCAACCACAACGACTACAACCGCTAGTCCAACGACAACGACTACTACAACAACAACCGATAGTCCAACGACTACTACGACTACTTCAGCACCGACTACAACGACTACAACCGATAGTCCAACGACTACTACGACTACTACGACTACTTCAGCACCGACTACAACGACTACAACCGATAGTCCAACGACTACTACGACTACTTCAGCACCGACTACAACGACTACAACCGCTAGTCCAACGACAACGACTACAACCGCTAGTCCAACGACAACGACTACTTCAGCACCGACTACTACAACAACAACCGCAAGTCCAACGACTACAACGACTACTACAACTACAACCACTACAACCACAAATCCTGATCCATGTTATGGGGTTTTTTGTGGTTTTGAACCAGGTTGGGATTGTTGTGGTGGAAATTGTTATAACATATTTGGCGTTGATCAAATGATTTGTTGTGATGGACAACTAGTGTCTGGTAGATCTGGATCAACTTGTGGTTCATGTGAAAATGCTTGCCCAAGCGGTCAAGATTGTTGTACGCAAAACGGAGATGTTTTTACAAATTATTGTGCAGATTTAGAGTCAGATCCACTTAACTGTGGTTCATGTGGCAGTTATTGTGCTTCACCAAGTGTTTGTTGCCAAGGTCAATGTCTTCCAGATCCATCTCTTGTTACTAGTTTTCAAAAATGTTGCAATGGAACAATAATAGATTTTAAAGATGACACAAATAATTGTGGTGATTGTGGAATAGTTTGTGGTGCAGGAGAAGCATGTTGCAATGGAATATGTATAGATATACTAAGCGACAAATATAATTGTGGATCATGTGGTTATAATTGTCCTCCAGAGTCTTATCCAGATTGCGTAAATGGTGTTTGCGTTACTGCTTCAACAACTACCACAACTACCACAACTACAACGACTACCACAACTACAACTACAACTACAACTAGTACAACATCAAATCCACAATGCGATTATTCTTTAGCTCATTGGGTAGATCCAAACAACTTTGATCAAGATGAAATTCCACCTAAAACATCCTTTACTATAGGTATTTCAGAAACATTAGAGCTTAAATTTAGGGTTAGGGATATATATCAAGTAAATATAAATAGTGAAAATTTTAGTACTGTTACTCAGTGGCCTTGGTATCCATTGCCTTCGCCAGAAAATACATATGGCATATATGAAAAGGTAAATAATCAATATGCCTTAATGGAGTTTGTTACTACTGGTACAATCGGAAGTAAATTCTATCTTTTAAATGAACAAGAATATCCATGTGTATCTGATAATTTTGCTTATTATAAATTCATATCGCCTCCAGTTGGAACATATGTAATAAATTTTTACATGAATGATGGTTCATCTTTTGCACTTACGATTGATGTTATTGAAGGAACTACAACAACTACAGATCCAAATACTACTACAACCACTACCACAACTGCTGCACCAACTACTACAACGACTGCAAGTCCAACGACTACGACTACAAGCACAACCGCAAGTCCAACCACAACGACTACAACGACTACAACCGCTAGTCCAACCACAACGACAATAGCACCAACTACCACCACCACAACAACTACAAGTCCAACCACTACTACTACAACGGTAAGTCCAACAACGACTACTTCTGCACCAGTTACTACAACTACTACAACATTAGCCCCAAATATAAATTCAATAAAATATAATTCTGGAGAAACCTTAGAATTAAGGGCTACTGATGATTACTACGATGTAGATGGAAGAGCTATAGATTTTATATCTAATGATTATCCAGTATTAAATAACATAACAATTTTATTTTTTGTAGATGGCAAAATAAATTTTGTAAAAACTTGTTTAGCTATAAATGCAACCACAATTAGATTAGAACTTGACCATCTTGAATTATCTGCTATTGGTGCTGGAAGATGGTCTTACGAAATAAGAGCAGTTTTTCTAAGTGGACATATTGTGACATTGGCTATTGGTAATTTAATTATAACTCCTGCTTTTGGAGATTAACATGGCATTTGAAATGGGTATAAGCTTATCTTTTGGTAAAAATTATGAAAATTGCACAACTTTATCTGCACAATTAATAAACGGAGATGGAACAAATTACAATACTCCATATACAACTGGATTTGTAAATTTGACCAACGGTTATTTTTTGTTTACTCCAACAATACCAACATCTTTTAGAGGTGCTATCAAATTTTATTGTGCGACTGAATTTCTTGGTGCTTTAGCTATTAATCCAGAAGAATATGAAAACATAGATGTTAAAATTAGCACAAGGTGTAGTTCTACTGGAACTGGGGTTCCTACGCTAACAAATCCAATACCAATTAATCCAGCAGATCCTATAGAATTAAGATTAACTGATGATTATTTAGTAGAAGAGTCTAGATCTATAGATATAACTTCTGTAAATTGGCCAGACCTAACTGATTCTTCCACCAGTTTTATAATTGATTCAATGCCAACATTTACTAAGGCAGCAGAATTGCTCAATGCAACATCGTTAAGGGTTGAGTTAAGCAATGAAGAACTTCAGCAGATCGGTGCTGGTAGATGGTCTTATGAATTTAGGTCAGTTTTGTCAAATGGTCACATAATAACCCTAGTAGTTGGCAATATTATAATCGTTCCACCATTTACTGATTAGAATACGGTGTATTATTAGTTGTAATTATTACTAAATAACGAGGTGATTATGTACT